ACCTGCAGATACAGCACCGCTACCACCTGCAGTTATCAAAGTTTCAAAACCATCGTACTGACCAGCTGTTGCGTTAACACCTGACCACATGATAGTTTCGTTGTTAGCAGCAATACCGCTTACCATACGCTCAATAATAGCATCTTGGATTTGGGTATTTACACGACCGCTCATAACGTCAGCAGTTGACCAATCAGTGAAAAAATCTTTCTTACAGATTTGACGCTGTACCTGGAACTCTTCCAAAGTCAAGATACGCTCAGTCAAAGTGATTGTACCTGTTGGGGTAAAGTCACAAGTACCTGCAGCGAAGGTAACAGTGTCATCAATTTTACGTGCTACTGATTTGTAGGGAACGTTTGGTTTGAAGGTAACGTACTGAGTTGATACGTTAGCCTGTAGTGCTTTCGCACAAATTTCACCAGCTAATTCACCTGCATAGGTGGTGGTGAGAGAAGTAGTTGTTGGCATACTAATTTTAAATTATGAGGTGAATTATTTACTTTGTTTATTACGCAGTTCAGCCATGAAGTCACTGAATGAAGTACCATTCGATGCTGCAACAGGTGCTGCGTTTTTCTTAAATTCTTGAGATTTTACAGAAGGAACAGCAGGTGCTTTCTTAACTGAAGCAAGTTCAGATTTAACAGCATCCGCATCTTTCTTAGCAGATTCTACTGCTGCAGCTAACTCAGTCTTTTCAGACTCAAGCACAGCAATACGCTCGGACAATAAACCGATAACAGCCACGAGGTCTTCGCCGCTCATTTCAGTTGATTGTTCTTCACGTTCAATTTCGGCAACCATACCATCCTCGCCTACTACGACTTTGGTAACACCATCTTCTAACAGGTACTCACCTGCAGGTACTGGCACTGGATTACCTTCAGCATCCATTGTGTAGATATCTACACCTACTACCCACTCATTAGCGGTAGAATAGATTTTAGTACCATCAGACAAAGTGCCTTCTACTGCAAACTTCAATTCCGTTGCCGGTGCTTCTGTTGCCGTAGTTTCTTCTTCGAACTTGATACCAACAGTTGAAGGATCAATGCCGTACTTATTGAAAACGGATTTGATTTGTTCTTTAATGTTTGACATTTGTTGGATATTTGGGTATAGTAGACAAAACCCCTTTTTGTTACATCCAACATTTTGTTTATCTTAGCCGTATAAATATTTACCGATAAGTATGAAAACAACACCAACAACATTAGTGCATAAAGTATCTGCACGATTGACGGAAAAACAATTTAAAGCTGTGCAAAAAGCAGCGAAGGCTAACAAGATGAACGTAGCGGAATACATCCGTGCTTGCGTCTTGTAATTTGATAGAGGGTTAGATAAAAAAGAAGGGCCACGTTTGGCCCTTTTTTTTGCTTTGAAATTTAAAAAACCTTAAACCAGAAATTATGAGAGAATAAAACGCACTTCAAATATCAGATGTTTTTCAATATTCCATCTATCTCAAGCAACAATTCTGCTTCATAGTTTTTAACACCTGCCATTGCTACACCTACTTCATTAAAGAAGCCTTCAATGCTGTAGCCTTTTACCTTGCCTTCCTTTACATCATTCCATACGTGGTCTTCATCTACTTTAGTGCCGATAAACCAAGTACCATCAGGCAGTTCGGGCAGTCCTAACTGCATCGATTTATCTTGCTTACCTTCCTTTAGCCATGATTCAACAACAGTCACACCTGTTACTGGTATCTCATGTTGCAAATTGGTGGTGTGTTGCAGATTCTTTTTGAAAAACTGATGCGCAATAGCCTGCACTGTTGCCTTTTCAAAGTACACATAGTACGGTTCACCTTTGTCATCATACCGCAGTATCTCTTTATCCGGTATTAATGCAGGACCATATAACATTCTACGTTCTTCATTGACTGCACTTAGCTGTTGCTTGCTTAGTGCAATCCAATTTTCTTCAATTGCAGGTGCATCAACAAGTCCCATTGCCGTGATGCCCAAACGACCTTCCTCATCAATCACACACTTTACTACTTTTCTTTTTTCCATGATTCAAATTTATATTTAAAGTTAACCTATTCGAGCTAAATCTGCAACGTTCTCACGTGTTTCTGCTGCACTGGCAACATCACTTGCAAGTACATAGGCACGTGGTGTTATTTGTTCTTGCCTTTGATCTAAGAAGGATGCTGCAAGTGGATTGAACTGCGCAGGCTGTGAACCTCCTCCACTATCACCGGGCAGGTTTGGTACTGAATCGTTATTGCCACCTCCACCTGGTTGCCCTCCACCTTGAAACTGCTGTTGTGCAATAGTGGCTACGTTAGCAAGACCTGCCGCTATAGCCGCACCTGCTGCAATGAATGGCTGTGCAGGAAAAAGAACTGTTGTTGGGTTAGCAGATGCTGCATAAAATATTGCATTCGCTGCTTTATACGTATCAACTGTTGCTTGCGCAATACTCAATGCCTTCTGAACTTTAAACGCAGCCTTTGCCCTTCGCTCATCACCTTTAGCAAATGCAGCAACAAGTCCATTGATTGCACCTAATGCATCCGATGTAGCCTGCAACTTTGCATCTTGCACCGCGAACTCGTTTGCTTTTCTTTTTTCAGCAGAATCTTGTTCTTGTTGTTCTAATGCTGCCTTATATGCAGCGTCAACTTCAAGTGTACTTTGACCTGCCTGTATTGCTTTTTCTCTAAGGTCTAAATACTTCTTATCAATAGCAATAATATCCAGTTCATCCTGTGTAAGATTAGCAGCGTCCTGTTCAGCACGTAGTGCAATTATTGCAGCATTGTAGTCTTCTTCCGCTTTCTTTCTTTTTGCTGCTTCTGCTTCAGCTGCTGCAGTCTTTTTCTTTTCCGCTTCTTGAAACTCTTTTAGATTTTCCTCATACAGCTGATTGACTAAATCACTTACTTCCTTTTCCGCTTTTAATTGTTCTTCATTAGCCTTTTCTTGTGCAGTTTTTCTATCCGCTGCTGCTTTTTGAGCTGCTGACTTTCTATCGGATATGGCTTTATCTTCCGCTGATTTTCTATCTGCTTCTGCTTTTTCTTCTGCAGATTTTCTATCATCAATTGCCTTTTGATCTATTTGATTAATCGATAGTTGAAAGCCTGCCTGTTGGTTTTCTAATTGCGTTAATATTTTCTTTTGTTCATTTACTGCTTTATCACCTTCTTTGGCTACTTCTGCAGGGTTAAAAACAAGTGTGCTTAAAGTCTGATTTAATTTGTCACGCTGGTTTCCAATACTCGCAAATGTTTCATCACTAATCACACCTACCTTATTTAGCGCAGATGTTATTGTATCAACTGTACCTAATAATAATTGTAAAGGCAAGGTCAAAAATTGAATAATGCCACTTACTATTTTGCGGTTTCTTTCAGCAGCATCTATCTGCTGTTGCCTTTGAATTTCCAGTGTGGCAATTACTGTCTTTTGGTCAAGTATTGCCTGATTAGCCTGCGCTACTTTTAACTGCAATATCTCACGCTCTGTCTTGCCTTGCAGTCTAAGTATATTTTCCTGATCATTAATAAAATTCAGCTGCTCCTTTGATTGTGCAGCGCGTTGCTTTTGAATTTCTAACTGCTTTAATTCCGCATCAGTAACACCATCAATCAGGGTTAATAATTCTTCAGCATACGCAATAGCAGCAACAATGGCTGCACCAATTAAGAATATCGGGTTAGTAAGTAACGCCTTACCAATAGATGCAAATGCACTGCCTATACCTTTAATTCCATTCGCTATATCACCAGGCTTGATTTGCGTAATATTCTTAGCAAGCAATTTTGCTCCTTCTGCTGCACCGGTGAAATCTAAATTTGCAATACGCGATGTCACAAGTCCAAGCGAACCACCTACTCTTTCAAACGCACCACCTGCCTGTGTACCTACTGCTTCAGCTGCATCTTGAATTTTATCTTTAAGCTCACCTGCTGCTTGCGAAAGTTCTCCATATTTTGCAGCTTGATGCTGCTACGTTTTCTTCAGCAGCCGCCACTTGATTAAGTGACTGCGCACCTTGTGCTACTGAATCCGATGTAGCGTTAATCTGCGTGTTCAGTTCCTTGAGGTTCTGCTCACTTTCAGCTGTGTCAATTACAAACTTCCTTACAATAGGCTCTGCCATTAGTCAATGATTTTATATAATAAGTAAATAATGCCCGATAACAAAAATGCACGCCATGCATAAAGCGTAATACGCCACATTACACGCTGCCATTTGCGTAGTGCATAGTTGTGCTTTTGATTTGGTGCTATACCCAACTGGATGTAGCGCATTGAGTTTTTAATTGAATCCATTATGCTATTGTACTTTGTTGGTATTGTATTGAGGCAGTTACTATAAATGTATCTGTACCTACACCTAAGCCTGTCACTTGTAAATTTACACGATGCTGCGTTGGATCAGTAGCAGTGTCAATATCAAAAGTAAAAGTATATGCAGTGGCGTTCTGTTCATCCAATGTAATAACACCTATCTTTTGCGCTGCACCTG